GTGCTGCGCCACGAACTAGCACCGGGGGGGCTTAGGAGACTCCTTGACGGGGGGGGTGTTGGGGCGTCTGCGCGTGTTGGTGTGCGGGAAGGCCCCCAGGGCGTCGATGGCGATGAAGCCGCGTATGGCCTTGGCCTTGAGCCGTATCATCTCATGCGAGAGCCCGTGCATCTTGCCGATTTGCCGGGCGGACAGGCAGCCGGGCAGGTTGAGCGACCAGCGTATCAGCTCGACGTGACGGCGGAAGCGCAGGTCATCGGTCATGGCCAGCGCGTCGATGAACGCCTTGAGCATCTGGCCGACGTGCTCGCGGCTGATGAATGAATCCACCTCCGTGCGCTCCTGGTTGTCCTTGGTGGCCCAGTCACGATGGTCGGGCTTCACCTCGAAGACGTAGTCAGGACTCTTGCGCATCTCGCGGTATGGCAGCACGCCGGCGTCTCTCATCTTCTCCTGCTGCTTGCGCGGCAGGGAGTAAAACCAGCGGTCGAAGGAGCGGGCCTCCTTCGGTGGTGCTGTCAGGTCTTGGGTGGTGCGGGCCAAGTTAGAAAGACTCTTGCGGTGTATCAATCAAACGCAAGCGGCTCATAGACGCTGGCATCGGTTCAACCATCTTCCCTCCTCCGGGTCGTAGGTGATGAACCCGTTGGCGACCATGAGGCGGAACCATCCGCGGGGGCTGCGTCGTCGGTCGTGGGCTTGGATCATGTCGAGGAGTTGGCCCTTGGTGAACCACGTCCCCTTGGTCGCCAGCCAATCGTTGACGGAGTTGCGGACGGCTTCGGCCTTGCGGGTCATGGCACGTCCTCCGGCCCTTGAGCGTTTGAGCATCCCCTGGCGGTCGGCGGCCCAACGTTTAGCCATGCGGGTCTTGAACGCGATCATGGCGCGTCGTCGTCCGGGGGTCATAGTCGTCGGCCCTCCTTGCCTGTCTGTCTTTGGTGGGGAGCAGCCGACCCCGCGTAAGCAGGGGGGCGTGCTGTCTCCCTGTATCTTATCCTCTCCCGTAGGGAGGGATAGATACCATGCTTTTGCTTAAGGTTTTGCTTAAGGTTTTGTATCGCCATGGGCAGGGGGGTCTTGAGGGTCTGGACGGGGTAGGAGTCGGACCTACTCCTTCCGATGCCTTGGCGACCCCTTTGCGCTCGATTGCGAGGGGGTCTGGAGGGCGGGGGTTGTCTCCCCTTCGGCGGCGTACTCCCATCGGATGACCCCAGGGGAGCGGGCGTGGCGGATGATGATCTCCCCGGCGAAGTCCCCGTTGGTGTCCTTTAGCCCCGCCCTGCCGCGTCGCTTGGTCAGGCCGAACTTGTAGACGGGCTGGTCGCCTTGGCAGCGGAACAGGACGGCGACCTCGCGGAAGTAGTTGGTGAACTCGGAGGAGCCGAGGCCGGCGTAGGCAAGGTCGGCGGTGGTCTGTCCCTCCTTATCGGCGGCGGACTTGGGCTTGCCCGTGTGGTGCATGGCGACGAGGACGGCCCCGGTGTCGAGCAGGATGGGGGCGAGGTCGTGGCGCAGGAAGCGGCTGGCCTGCTCCTGGTCGGAGACGTCGATGCCGGCGAAGGAGAGCAGGGGGTCCACGAAGACGATGTCGGCGGCGTGGGCGGTGATGATGTCCTTGAGGACGGCGGGGAAGGCGGGCCCGACGGAGGTGGTGTCGCGGTAGATGGCGAGATTGGACTCAAGCAGGTTGCGCTGGGCTTGGTCGAGGTTCATGCCATGCACGCAATCCTGGAACGCCTCGGCGACGTCGCCCTTGTCGTTCTCAGCCTGGAGGATGACGATGCGCAAGGGGCGTTTGGACTCGATGCCGAAGAAGGGGCGATGGACGGCCCACGAGACGGCGGCCTGCATCATCAGGGAGGACTTGCCCGTGCCGGACTGCCCGACGATCAGCAGCGACCCGCCGCGGCACAACCAGCGGTTGCCAAGGACGATGTCTGGGTCGGCCTTGCGGTCGAAGTCGTCAAGTTCGCCGAGGGGCATGAACTGCGGACCTTGCTTTGCCTTTGTGCGTCCGATGGTCTTGGCGGTCCCTTCGGCGAAGGCGAGGAGGGCGTCCGGGTCGGAGGCGGGGTCGTCCGCGGCCTCGACGAGCCGGCGGCCAGCGTCGCGGATGAGGCGCAGCTTATGGGTGCGGATGATGTCGGCGGCCCATGCCGGGGAGTAGGTGCGGAACTCATGGTCACGGCACAGGACGTTGATGGCGGAAGGGAGGACGGGCGACCTGTTGGCGGCGAGGGCGCGGCAGACGCTGACCTCGTCGGCGATGGTCTGCGCGTCGTGGAGCCCGATGATGGCGGCGGCGATGTCGGAGTGGGACGGGTCCGCGAAGTGGGACGGGAGGAGTCCCGGGGGCCAGGGGAGCGGCTTGACGATGAGCGTCCCGAGGAGGGCGCGCTCCGCGTCGATGGATGACGGGATGGGCATGGAAGGTGATGGGATGGCGGGGTGGGCCGCCGGGGTCAAAGTCTTTTGCGGTAGATGCGGATGATGTCGGCGGTGCGGACGTATTGATTGACATGGATGCCGGAGACGCCGCGGTTGGTCTTGATGAGCTTCACGGGGAGCTCGTGCCGGCGGATCGCGTTGCGGACGGCCTCGGCGGAGATGCCGAGCAGCTTGGCGAAGTCGATAGGGCGGGACCATCCCTTCGGGACCTTCTCCTCGCCGACCTTGTGGTAAGCGTCCACGGCCTCGGCCCAGGTGCGGTGCGGGGGCTTGAGGCGGTAGATGTAGGCGCGGGCGTATCCGAAGTCCTTGTAGGCGTGCCAGAGCTTGCGCTCGATGATGCCGCGGTCGTGGAGGTTCTTGGCCCGGGTGGAGGCGTTGGAGGCCCAGCGCATCCCGAGTTCCGTCTGGATGTCGCGGACGGTGTACCAGCCCTTCGGCATGGGGTCGCGTTCCTTGGCCTTGAGGGACTTGCCCAGGCGGGCGGCGATGTCGGCGGCCTTCATGCCTTCCAGATCTTGAGGTCGGTCTGCCAGATCCAGCGGTCCCCGACCTTGTGGACCAGCCACGCCTTCCAGGAGTCGCCATCTACCCATCCGGCGGCGAAGCCCGAGCCCCATCGCGAGGTCGCGAGGCGGTGGGACGCGTAGCCCATCTCGTCCTTGAGGCAAAGGCAGCCGGCGGAGTAGGCCGCGCCGCCGTTGTGCTTCTGGAGGTTCACTTGCTCCAGGCGGTGTATGTGTCCGCAGACGAGGCCCCCTCCGCGGTCGGCGTAGTGCTTCCCCTGCTCATGGACGGCGTTGACCCCGTGGGCGTAGCCGTGGACGAAGGCGACGGGCCCGAGGCGGTGGACCCCCTTCTCGGCGTGGTAGCCCTTGACGATCTTGGCCCCGGCTTGGCGGGCTTCGCGGTTGATGGCGTCCTTGAGGTCGGAGCAGTAGTCGCGGATGAGGGCGGAGCCGGACGAGGTGATGGCGTGGTCGAGGCGGTGTTCGTGGTTGCCCCACAGGTAGACCGTCGGGCGGAACTTGCGCAGCATCTGGATGCCGGCCTCGATGTCGCCCTTGAGGGACTCGGCGGACTCGGCATCGGCTGCGGCCACCCCGCGGCGCAGGGAGCGCAGGTCGAAGCAGTCGCCGAGGTGGATGCGGACGTCGGGCTTGTAGTCCTGGCAGAAGGCGAACAGGGCGGCGAGGGCCTCGGGGTCGGCCTTGTCGCCGTGGTTGTCGCCGGCGGCGACCCAGCGGATTGGTTTGGTCATTGTGATCGGAGGACGGTGAGACGCTCGTCGCGCACGCGGCGGGCGGTGACGATGTCGGTCGTGCGGAGGTTTTCGCAGATGACGACGCCGCCGACCTGGGCGCGGAAGTAGTAGTGCCGCCCGTTCAGCCATAGGTTGCGGTCCTCGGGGGCCTTGACCTCGTAGTCCCACCGGGTGAACTTCGGGCACGAGGCCAGCCAGACGGCGCGGGTGGCGTCGATGCCGACGGACGCGGCCCACGCGAACTGCTCGGGGGTCAGAGCTGCCATGACAAGGCGAGGCGGCGGCCTTCGTTGATGATGTCCTGCCGGGAGTCGGGGCGGAAGATGTACTCCTGGTCGAAGCGGTGCGCCCCCTTCATCTCAAGGACGCTGTAAAACTCCTCGTCGTTGGCGTGGTAGACGCCGGAGGTCGTGATGAAGACGGTGCGGACGCGCCAGCCGAGGGGCTGGAGTATCTCCTGGCAGACTTCGATCTCGTTGGAGTAGCGGAGGTCGGAGCAGACGACGGTCTGGGCCGTCTCGCCGTCGGGGGCCTCGGTGCAGGGGGCGTAGTTCGCCAGATGCTCGGCGAAGATGTCGCGGTGGAGGGACCGGGCGAAGCGCCCCGCGGAAACGAGGAAGTCCCGGTGCTCGACCTTGAAGTGTTCGTTAAAGAAGGACCCGCGCTCGGACAGGTGCAGGTACTCGAGGAAGGCGTCGCAACCCTCCTTGAGCGCGTCGGCAAAGTTGAGTTTGGCGGCGGGCCGGCGGCTCCACTCCAGGATGCCGGACGCAAGCGTGTCCTTCCCCGACCTCGCGAAGCCCGCGATGAGGACGAGGGTTGGAGGTGCGGGGATAGGGTCGCTCATGGATCAGAAGGGGACGCCTTCGGAGTCGGCTGCGGGTGCGGCGGGCTTCTGCGCTCCCTTGGGGAACGTCAGCTTGTACTTGTACTGCGGCTTGCCGTTCCACTCGCCGTTGGGCGTGACCTCGACGGAGATGTCGGTCGGCTTGCCCACGGCGGGGCTGACGTACTGCTGGAACTCGGCTGGGGTGGCGTCGCCGCGGATCTCCTTGGCGAAGGAGCCGGACAACTTGCCGACGAGCATCGCGAGGGACCCGGGGTACTTGGTCCCGTAGGACTTCGACAGGCAGTTGCCTTGCTCGTCCAGGAGGAACAGTTTGGCGGAGCAGGTCCCGTCCTCGTAGACCTTGATGCGGTCGAGTTTGGGGGCCGTGAGGCGCAGGCGGTAGACGCCGGAGGTGGTGATGGTGGTGAGCGGGGGGCGGTCGGTGTTTTCCATGTTCGTGTTATTAGGCGAAGGTGATGGGGGTGGAGGCGGCGGGTGCGCTGCCGATGTCGATGACCTGCGGGTCGGTGGCGTATCCGGGCCACTCGCCCGAGGCGGTGCAGGAGGCGTAGAGTTTCACGGCCTCCTCGAAGTCCTCCACGGCGTAGCTCATGAGGTTCGGCCCGAGTTCGTAGACGGCCACCGCGTAGGGCGGGGACTTCTCGACGACGATGAAGCGGAAGCCGCGGGGCCTGCCGAGTCCGGCGATCTCGACCACGGTGCGGTAGAAGTGCGCCTGGAGGTTGTAGCGGTAGGAGCGGACGGACTGCTGGAAGCCGCGGGGGCTGGCGTCCTCGGTGGTCTTGAGGTCGTAGAGGTAGCCATCCTCGGCAATGATGTCCACGCATGACTTGAGCGGCGTGCCGCAGTAGTCCACGGCGAGCGGGGCTTCGGCATGGGCGGGCACGATGTTCAGGCGGCCCATCGTCGTGATGATCTGCGCGGCGACGGCGGAGACGAGTTCGGCCTCCTCCTGCTTCAGATGGACCTTGCCGGCGTGGACGGTCTGAAACTCGGCGTACTTCTCCTTGCCCTCCTTGGTGCGGCGGTCGCACTCGGGAGCCACGGCGAAGTCGGCGGCGTAGTGGTCCGGCTGGAGGACGGCGGCGTGGACGGCCTGCCCGACGCGGAGCGCGGGGGAGTCCTTCGACGGCTCGGCGAGCCAGGTCTGGTAGTGGGCGGGGGACTTGAGCAGCTCCTTGGCCCCGGAGTAGTTGAGGGCGGCGAGGGTCTGGTATTCGGTGCGGTTGTTCAGTTTCATGGTGTTGCGTTGTCGGTGGTGGGAAGGGGTGGAGCCCAAGGAAGGAGGAAGAAGGGCCTCCCGGCGGCCTCGCGGCTTGGCCGGACTCCGAAAGGGGTCAGAGTTCGTCGTCGTCGTCGGGCTCGACCATGCGGCCCACGCGGCGGATGTTCTCCAGGGCGGCGTCGAGGGAGAGTTCGACCACGTCGAGCGCGTGGCGGGTCGCCCTGATCTGTACGAGGCAGACGTGGATGCGGTCGTGGAGTCCCTTGACGTCGAACGCCTCCTCCACACCGTTCCAGGGGAGGGCGCGGGACTCGTCGAGTGCGGAGGTGATGAGGTCGGCGAGGTGGTCGGCGTCGCGGCGCAGGGGAGCGGTGGCGGCGGACTGCACTTCGGTTGCGGCGTCCTCAAGGAGCCGCTTGATGGTGTCCTGGTCAGTCATGGAGGTGAAGTTCCTTGATGGCCGTCGGGTCCTTGATGAATAGGCGGACTTGGGACCGCTTGAGGGCCGGCCATTGTTTCCGCTTCCAATCGCGCAGCTCGACGAGGAAGTCGGAGTGGGTGGGGCAGGAGAAGTCGATGAAGGCGTCGCGCCCGTCGAGGAAGACGACGAGGACGTACTTGCCGGAGTAGCCCGACAGCTTGGCCTCGACGGCCTTGGGGACCTTGTCACTCACGGCTCTGCTGGCGGAGGAGCGTTGCGATGCGCTCGTTGCACAGGTGGTAGGACTCCTGGGCGTCGGCCAGTTCCTTGCGGAGGGCGGCGACCTCGGCCTTCAGGCAGGTCACTTCCTCATACTTGACCCGAAGTGCGATGCGGCAGTTTTCAAGGTCGGCCTTTAGGCGGGCGTTCTCGGCGGCGAGCAGGTTCTGGTTGTGCAGGGCGTCGAGCGCCGCGCTGATCGGGTCGTTGGGGTTCATCGTCCGGGCTGGGTGAGGGGTCGGGCGGCGGCGGGTGCCGAGGCCGGGGCGGAGAAGGGGCGTTGGCCGGAGGCCGCGGCGCC